GGGCCACTCCCGACACACGCGGTGAACATACACCCCACGGATCCGGCGCTGGTCCTCGTGTATTTGAGCAAGGTGTGGCGGAAGAAGGTTATGGCAATCATCCTTCACAGAGAGTGGATCCTCGCACTGGAAAGAAATATGTTCCACCAAAAAGTCCATTAGGGCAAGGTGTGGCGGAGGGCTGGAGTCAAAAGTATAAGAGTAGTATCAACTGTAGTCACCCAAAAGGATTCAGTCAAAAGGCTCACTGTGCTGGTAAGAAAAAGCACGAAGAAAGTATGATGACAATGGAAGCAACTTGTCCAGATTGCGGCATGTGTCAAACACATGGCAATGTTATGGAAATCAAAAAAGGTGCTAAGGATAGTAATGGATTTACCAAGTGCTGGCCAGGACATCATGCTGCTGGTACTAAGAAGGGTAAGAATGGCGGACAGGTACGTAACTGTGTACCCAACAACGAAGCAGCCAATCCAGCACAACAGGCCGCTATTGCCATTGCTAAAAAGAAAGCAATGTCAGAAAACCCAGAATGGTATAATGATGAGGCCAACGACATGTCTTCAGCTCAACTAAAGAGTCTATACAAGCATGCCATAAAACTTCGTCAAGCAATTAAACATTTGCAGGCACAGGGCGATACATTAGAGCCATGGCAACAAAGTAAAGTTACCAAAGCTGCCGATTATCTAGATGCTGTGTTCAATGCAGTAGACGACGAGCACGACATGGGCGAAAATACCGTTCCGGATATCAATTATGGTATCGGTTCCAATCCTGGAAAACTAGTTAAAGTTGGTAGCAAAGGTCAAGTTCCACACGCAACAATGCATCTCAACGTCAGCCAAGAAAAAGCAAAGAAGTTAGGATTGCCGCACAATGTTGAGGAAAGTGATGCCTACATGGGATCACTAATGAATATGTTAGAGCGTTCTGTTAGTCAAGCACAACATAATCTAATGGTAGGTGTTGCACATAATCCAGAGTTTGCTCGTAAAGTAAAAGTTAAACAAAAAGTCGGACAAGAGTTTGCTAACGCAGATCAAGGTCATGACATTAGCAAACTACCAATTCGTGTTCCAAAAAAGAAATGAAAATCAACGATTTATTAGAGTCAGCTGACTACGAAATACATAACCAAGAAAAACTTGATCGAATACTGGTCAAGTTATGTGAGATGGTCATCGAAGCACAACAGGAAGATAGTGAATACTATGGTATGGTTGCTGCCGGTGTTCTTGATCCTAATAATAATTTAGCAGCTTCTGTAAACTACCCACATGAAGAAGGCGGTCGTGTCCATGCAGAAAGAGCTGCAATGGAATTATATGAAAGCCAATATGGATCACCTATCCCCAAAGGCAGCATTATCATTACAACATTGAGCCCATGTAACGAACACGCAGATCGGACGGCAGACGGACGCCATGGCGAAAGTTGCACTGAATTAGTAAACAATTCCACTGTGCATAAAGTCTATTGCGGATATCAAGATCCAAGCCAAGGTGACGACGAACACGACGAACGCACATTCACTTTAGAAGAAACTCGCAATCCCGCTATACGCGAGCTTTGCAAAAAGTTTGCAGATACATTCCTAGATGGTCATGTTGCAGAGTCAGCAGCATGGCATCGTAAGGCTGGTAAAAATAAGAACGGTGGATTGAACCGCAAAGGTGTTATGAGCTATCGTAGAGAGCATCCTGGTAGTCATTTACAAACAGCAGTTACTACTAAACCTAGTAAATTAAAGCCCGGAAGTAAAGCTGCCAAGCGCCGTAAATCATTCTGTGCTAGAATGGGTGGCAGTAAGGGTCCAATGAAAAAACCAAACGGTGAACCAACCCGCAAAGCACTAGCTCTACGCAAATGGAATTGCTAAATGCGTATTGCAGATCTATTAGAAAACTTTGCAAATGGGCGTCATCCTGAAGATAAAGGTGACAGTAAACGCTACGGCATCAATACCAAAGCTAGTGTAAGTTCGTTGCGTAAAACTGCCAAACAAGGCGGCCGCAAGGGTCAACTAGCTCATTGGCTTGCTAATATGAAAGCTGGCCGAGCTAAAAAGAACAAATAATCAAGTGCCGATTTACCTTTAAGCCACATTGGCTGTACTATGAAAAAACAGGGAAAGTTCATAGTTAGGGGTCCTCGGATGCCCCGTTAACCACTTGACAAGATATTTATCGCATCTTTTATTAAAGCCATAACAAATATCATTGTATTTACATAAATATATTTATATAAATACAAAAAGGAAAGCAAATGGAAATATGGAAAGCATTAGATCGTTTACCAGGATACGAAGTTAGTAGTACTGGAAAAGTTAGATCATCAAAATTGGGTTTGCCAAAATTATTATCAGTTGTAGAAAATAATGTTGGCTACAAATTAGTATGCTTATATAATAATAAAAAACGCATAAATGGATATATTCACAGACTAGTTGCAGAAGCATTTATTCCTACTAATTTAAATATACATCTTGCACACGTTAATCATATAGATAAAAATACTAGAAATAATAATATAGATAATTTAGAATGGGTACATCCTATAGAAAATATGTTGCATTCTACAAATGCTGAACGATATTTCTTATATCAGCGCCTCAAAATTGCAGTAGATAATATGACTGACGAAAATCTCAAATTGTTATTAGAAACAATAGAAAACACTCAATAAATATATCCATGTATAACTTTATAAAACAACTGCAAGAAGGTAGAGTAATTAAAAAATTAGAACAAGTTGCCTTGCCCTATGCTCGCGACGGTCTTGGTCGTAGTTTGAGTAAACAGGCCATAGATTATCATTATGGCAAATTATACAAAGCCTATGTAGATAGATTTAATGCCGGAGAAGGTGATCTGGATTTTAACGAAGCCGGAGCTTTCCTACACAGCATTTATTTTCCACAAATGCAACCACCAAAAGGATCAAATGCTCCTGCTGGTAAATCTCTAGAATTTATCGACCAGCATTTTAAAAGTTTCGATAAGTTTAAAGAAAAGTTTGAAAAAACTGCCATGGGTATACAGGGCAGCGGATGGGTATATCTTGCCAAGAATGGTGAAATCAAAACCATTGTCAATCACCAAGTTAAAAATGATATCATACTGTTGATAGATTGGTGGGAGCATGCCTGGGCATTAGATTACCAAGCGGACAAGAAAGGTTATTTGAATAATCAGTGGAAAATTATAAATTGGAATATTATAGACGCTCGTTTGTAAAATAAACATTGACACTGCTCCTTGTATAGCGTATACTAGCTAACAAGGAGATTTTTTATGAGTAAAGCGTTCGGCGCCCCAGAGCAAGCCAAAATTAAACAAATTGTTGCAGAAGGCATGACAGTCATGCAAGAGATTCAAGATCTTACTGAAGGTCTCAACGAAACAATCAAAGCTGTAGCAGAAGAACTAGAAGTCAAGCCCAGCGTTATCAAGAAGGCAATTAAGATTGCACAGAAAGATACATGGGATCAAGTGTTCCGCGAATTTGACGACTTGGAAACTATTGTGGACATCAGTGGTCACAGCTTCCGTCGTGAGGATCAATGATCGAAATATTCAAGCCAACATTAGACTGGATCAAAGATGACTACCGTACTAATCCTTTTCGCTTCTGCATTGAGCTGCTTGCTTGGGGCATTAGCATTGGGTGTTCGATTACAATGGCTATTACAGTCCCCAATCCGCCCCTACTATCTCTCTATCCTGTATGGATCCTCGGCTGCGGTCTCTATGCTTGGGCTGCTTGGACTAGGAAATCTTTTGGTATGTTGGCTAACTACATCCTGCTGGTTAGTATAGATTCTGTTGGCCTAGTTAGAATGTTGGCTAAATATTTTTAAGAATGGTAGGATCAGCCATAATTGATCATCGAGGTATGTGTATGCCGCAAATTACACAAGGGAGAAAAATATGAGTTATGTAGATGCTCGGTGGGACCGAGAAAAGGATATCGTTCAGGTTATTGAACGAGATCCAAAGAAAGGCAGGTTGTATCAAGAATACCCTGCAAAGTATATGTTCTATTACCCGGATCAACGGGGTAAGTATAAATCCATTCACGGAGAGAACCTTTCAAAAGTTACAGCCCGTAACTGGAAAGAGTTCATTAAAGAACAGAAAATTCACAGCGCACATAAGCTATACGAAAGCGATATCAATCCTGTATTCCGCTGTCTTGAAGAAAACTATCTAGGCAAAGATGCTCCAAAACTAAACGTAGCGTTTTTCGACATTGAGGTGGACTTCGATCCAGAACGTGGCTATAGCACTCCCGAAGATGCTTTCATGCCAATTACTGCGATTGCTGTTCACCTACAATGGTTGGATACGCTAGTATGTCTTGCTGTTCCACCAAAGACACTAACAATGGAGCAGGCACAGGAACAGGTAAAAGACTTCCCCAACACCATGCTGTTTGAAACAGAACACGAGATGTTGGATACTTTCCTAGACCTAATCCAAGACAGTGATGTATTGAGTGGCTGGAACAGTGAAGGCTTTGATATTCCATATACAGTAAATAGAGTAACAAAGGTCTTGAGTAAAGAGGATACCCGCCGATTCTGTTTGTGGGACCAAATGCCAAAGAAACGGGAGTATGAGAAGTATGGAAAAGCGGCTGTTACTTATGATCTGGTTGGTCGTGTTCATTTGGACAGCCTCGAGCTGTACCGCAAATACACATATGAAGAACGCCATACTTACCGATTGGACGCCATTGGAGAAATGGAAGTAGGGGAAACAAAGACTGTCTATGAAGGCACATTGGATCAACTATACAACAATGACTTCCGTAAGTTTATTGAATACAACAGGCAAGATACTGCACTGTTGGACAAGCTAGATAAGAAACTAAAGTTCCTGGACCTTGCCTGTACCATTGCACACGAGAACACGGTGTTGCTACAGACCACAATGGGTGCTGTTGCTGTTACAGAACAAGCTATTGTAAACGAAGCTCACCATCGTGGATTGATTGTGCCAAGTCGACCTAAACGCGATGAGGATGCCAACAACCAAGCGGCTGGTGCATATGTTGCATATCCTAAAAAGGGACTGCATGACTATATCGGATCAATGGACATTAACAGTCTGTATCCGTCAGTTATTCGTGCTCTTAATATGGGTCCAGAGACTATTGTCGGGCAGTTACGTCAAGACTATACCAAGGCAGAGATTGACGCTAAAATTGCCAAAGGTTCTAGCTTTGCGGCTGCATGGGAAGGCAAGTTTGGCAGTAACGAGTACGAATTTGTCATGTCAAAAGATCGCACTCACGATATCATCATCGATTGGGAGAATGGCGAAACAGATGTAATGAGTGGCGCACAGATCTATGAACTGATCTTTGAGAGTAACAAGCCTTGGATGTTAAGCGCCAATGGAACAATCTTTACACACGAACGTGAAGGTATTATTCCGGGTTTGCTAAAACGTTGGTATGCTGAACGTAAAGAGATGCAGGCCAAACTAAAAGAATGTATCAAAGCGGAGAATAAAATTGAAGAAGAATATTGGGACAAACGTCAATTGGTTAAAAAAATTAACCTCAATAGTTTATACGGTGCTATTCTTAATGCTGGTTGTCGTTTCTTTGATAACCGTATTGGTCAATCAACCACCCTTACAGGGCGTGGAATTGCCAAACATATGGCTGCTAAAATCAATGAGGTTATCACCGGAGAATACGACCACGTTGGAAAATCAATCATCTATGGTGACACAGACTCTGCATATTTTAGTGCCTATAATTCACTAAAGGTCGAAATTGCCAAAGGACAGATACCTTGGGATAAGAACACAGTAGTGCAACTGTATGACACCATTGCCGATGAAGTTAATAGCACATTCCCACAGTTCATGTCAGATGCACATCACTGTCCAAAGAGCCGTGGCGAAGTTATTAAGGCAGGACGTGAAATTGTTGCTATCAAAGGCCTGTTTATTACCAAGAAGCGTTATGCTGTATTGTATTATGACAAAGAGGGCAAACGTGCAGACGTAGATGGCAAGCCAGGTAAGATAAAGGCCATGGGGTTGGATTTGAAGCGTAGCGATACTCCGGAATTCATGCAAAAGTTCTTGGAAGAAGTACTAACCAAAGTTCTGAATAATGCTCAAGAGTCAGAGATTCTAGAGATGATTACAGAGTTTAGAACCGAGTTTAAATCCCGACCAGGTTGGGAGAAAGGCAGTCCGAAACGTGCTAACAACATTGCCGAGTATCAAAAGAAAGAAGAAAAACAGGGCAAGGCCAATATGCCCGGACACGTTCGTGCTAGTATCAACTGGAACACGCTCAAGCGTATGAACGGTGACAAATACAGTCAACAGATTGTTGATGGTATGAAAGTTATTGTCTGCAAGGTAAAGGCAAATCCATTAGGTTATACAAGTATTGCATATCCTGTAGATGAATTGCGTTTACCTAAATGGTTCCAAGAACTGCCATTCGATCATGCGGAAATGGAAGCTACTATTATCAATAACAAGCTAGATAACCTCATCAGTGTTCTAGACTGGGATCTCAATTCCACAACTGAAACAAATACATTCCATAGCTTATTCAGCTTTGATTAATTTTTTAGATCTGTTTTGTGCTGCTAATTTTATGTTTGCCTTATGTTCATCAGTTAGGATGCGTTTCTTACCGGTTAATGCTAAAGAAATCTTTTTACCTGTTTCTGCCGAGGCAACATAACCATTATTTTTTCTAGTTTCTTGTATCTTTGTATAATGATCAGAAGAACGTTTTTTAGCATTATTCGACATCTTTTTTCTCGTTTCTTCAGAAACAATTTTTCCAGTATGCAATTTGCTAATTTTTTTCTTATGATCTTCTGTATGTTTAAACTTACTATGATTTTTAGATGCATGGAATTTAACAATGTTATATAATCTAGAATTAATCTTGTATCGATCTTGGTCAGGGCGTTTTTGGTTAGCCATTGCCCACCAAGCATATACCATTTTTCGTTTGCTATCTCCTTCTACCATTTTAGATAAAAGCATATGGCAAATAAAATGTTCCCTAGCAGATAATCTGACTAGGTTCGTAGGATCATTTGATCCGCCTAGACTTTTAGGAATGATATGGTGTAGTTCGCTGTATCCTTCTAAATAAGTTCTAGATTTTGCATTAGAAATTATAGAAAGATACCATTTGGTATATTTGTTTTGTAAATACATTGCTGTAACTCCGTATAGTTATAGAGTCGATGGATATTTCCAGTATCGCGATCGACAACTTTATTTACCCAAACAAGAAAATATCATTGACTTTCTACAATTTTCTAAATAAACTATAAGTTATAAAGGAAATTATTATGTCAACAAACCCGATGCAGAGCATCCTACAAGACATCGTTGCTCACACCAACAAACTAGGCTTTTTGAACATTGTAAAAATTACAGGAACAGAAGCTAAAACATTGATCGACTCTATGGCAGATGACCGTAGCGTTATCATGTATGCAGAGACTACCAATCCACATCCCGACATGATTGGTACATTTGGTATGCCACAGCTTGAGAAACTTCGCTATCTAGTAGATGGTAAAGAGTATCAAGAAGATGCTAAGATTGAAGTTGTCACAGGTCAACGCAACGGTGAAGAAATTCCGGTTGGTCTCCACTTTGAAAACAAAGACGGTGACTTCAAGAACGATTACCGTTTTATGAATCAAGACATTATCAACGAGAAGTTGAAGACTGTCAAGTTCCGTGGTGTCAACTGGCACGTTGAAGTTGCTCCTACAGTCAGTGCTGTACAGCGTTTCCAATTCCAAGCAGGTGCTAACACAGAGCACACAACATTCTTGGCTAAGACAGATGGCGACAAATTGATCTTTACATTCGGCGATGCCGCAAGTCACGGTGGTGAGTTTGTATTTGCCACAGGCGTTACTGGTAAGATTACCAAAGCATGGACATGGCCTGTTATGCCAGTATTGAGCATCTTGAAGATTGCAGATGCTAATAATGCTAAAATTGGTTTCAGTAATGATGGCGCTATGCAGATTGAATTAGACAGCGGCATTGCAACCTACAAATATATTATTCCAGCACAAGCATAATGATCAAAGGCATAACTCAAGGCGGGCGTTATATTACCATAACTGGAGGTAGTTCCAGTAACCCCTATATTTCGCCCGGCAGTCAATCGGCAGGTATGATGCGCTATAACACAAATATGAATAATGTAGAAGTGTATGACGGAATCGGCTGGAAAGAAATTGGCTCAAGTTATGCCAGCATATCGCTAACAGGGGAAGCAGAAGCATTACTTGACTGGGCTCGTAAGAAACGCGACGAGGAATTTCAGATTCAATTGTTAGCCAAAGATCATCCTGCTGTTAAAATTGCTCTGGATAATTTAGAGAAGGCAAGACAACAATTAGATGCTACAATAATATTAAGTAAAGAACATGACACATCAACAAGTTAACCTAACACCATTACAGAAAGACTATGCTGTCTATTTGCCAGCTATCAGTAGTTTCTACAGCACCTATATTGCTAAACAACGTCTAGAGAAGTTTATCCCAGACGATCGTATTCCTGCCGGATTTGATCGCGGTATCGAAGGTATGAACTTCTTAAATCCAGAACAAGGCTACTTTACCTATAAGTACGGTTTGTATTCTGCAGGTCATGCACAGTTAGATCTTAACAAGAGTCTTACTCAAGAGTCTATGATCCAGCAACGTGATCGCAATAACACAATGATTCTAGGTGACTCCGGTGGATATCAGATCGGTAAGGGTGTTCTTAAGTTTGACTGGTTAGACTTTGAAGGCAAGGAAGCTACTAAGACTCGTCAAAAGATTCTCGAGTGGTTGGAAGTAACTGCTGATTGGTCAATGATGCTAGACGTTCCGACCTGGGCCTGTGATCATATTCACAGCCCAAAGACAGGACTAAAAACATTCGAAGACTGTCTAGATAAGACACGTTATAACAATGATTACTTCTTAATGAATCGCCTAGGTCAAACTAAATGGCTCAATGTTCTACAAGGCGGTGATTGGGAAACTGCCGAGAAGTGGTACAATGGTGTAAAAGAATTTAGCGACCCTAATGGTAAGTATGCAGGGCGTGAAGCAGAAGGTTGGGCCTTCGGTGGTGCTAACATGTGCAAGATGGATATTACTCTCAAGCGTCTAATGACCTTGCGGGAAGATGGTTTGCTGAAGGGCAAAAACTGGATCCACTTCTTGGGTACAGCGCAACTTGACTGGAGTTGTTACTTAACGTTAATTCAAAGACAAATCAGGAAACATATCAATGAAGAAATTACCATATCTTTTGACTGCGCCAGCCCGTTTATTGCAACAGCGCACGGACTTGTCTATACGAACGCCCAGCACACGCCAAAAAGGTGGAGTGTTATTATGGACAAAGCCCCAGACAACAAGGCTCTATCAGGATCAGACATCCCATTCCCATTCGAGTCAAGTATCGGCCGCAGACTAACAATGGCAGACATTGCCTATTACAATCTAGGCGAACGTAAAACAGATGCTGAATTAAATGGTGCCAAGTTTGATCATCTAAATCAAGATCATTATAAGATTGTTCCACGTCTTAACAAGCTAGGTAAGATTCCAAATAAAACAAGTTGGGATAGTTTTGCCTATGCACTAATGATGGGGCATAATGTTGAATGTCATATTGTTGCTGTGCAACGTGCTCAACAGTTAATGGACATTGAGATTGCCAAAGTTAAAGATCGTCTAACTTGGAAGCAATGGAAAAAAGTTAAAGGATCTGACATGAGCGATGAACACAGCGATTGGGTTCCACGTAATATCTTGTATTTCTCTAGTTTAGTTGAAGACTTGTTTAATACTAAGACCAAGGCAGAAGCATTTGAAATGATTGATAAAGCTGGTCCTTTTCTACGTAGTTTAGAAGGTGCTCGCTTGCAAGGTGGTCCTGCTCAGAACACCTTTGGAAGTTTGTTTGAAATTGAACAAGTCACATCAGTTGAAGAAATTGATCTAGCCAATCCAGATGACGACGAATTGAGAGCACTTGAAGAAGCTATAGGAGAATAATATGGTAACACGTAAAAAGAAAACAGATGTTATTATATCTGCTGATATTGCAGAAATGACAGAACCCACAGTAGTTAAAGGTAGTCACTTGACCGTTACAACATTTCCAGATGGTACTACTAAATTGGAATGGGATGACGAAGCATTACTACGTGATGTTCGAGGTGCTATTCTCAGACATGTAAGTAATATTCCAGCAACGGCAGAAACTAAACCAAAACGTAAAACAAAGGTGAAAAAAGATGGCAACTAAAAAATCAGCAGTAAAAAAGATTAGCGATAAGCTAGTTAAAGTAAATGAATCATTTACCGTTAATATGTATGACAACGGCTACATGATCGAAATTGGCGGGCGTAATGCAGGTGACGATTGGAGCAATGCTAAAATTCTTGTCAGCACTATTGACGAACTAGTAGAGCTTATCAAAGAAGCTAGTGAGATGGAAAGAGACTAATCATGGCACAGTACACTGTTAGAACATACTATAAAAAGTCGTGCGAACAGCATGAATATTTCTACAATCGCAATATTGATGGTGCAAAGATCATTGTTAAAGATGGTTTCCGTAGTGCAGAATTTACTGTAGAGACTATCGATGATAAGTTTCCAGAGTTTAACTTTACAGAAGTCCCAGGTGGTGATGGTAAGAAGGATAGTGTTAACTTATTTGATTGCTTCGGCGACAATGTTGAGAGCACAGAGCTTGTAGAAATGTTTGATGGTGGCTGCTGGGGAGATATCGAAATCGAAGGTGTCGATGACGATGAAGAAGAACGCTTGCGTGAGCTCATCGAAGAAGAAGGTGCATATGCACTAGAAGACGACGGTGAAGGTGAATGGTACCTTGATGAAACAGAATGTTGGGTTTGGGGCCCATTAGAAGTCGAAGATGAAGAAGGCAATGTCCGTATTATCTGTGCAGACCAAGACGGCAATATGATTGCATTTAACAACGAAGAAGATGAAGAATGAGCGTATATCTAATTAAACCACTTGAAAAGAAAAGTATTGTTTGGCATGTAGAAATGTACCGCAAAAATGCGGACGATACTATCAGCTGGTTTAATCTAGACGAAACATATCGTTGGGGTCAAGGCTTTATTGAAGAAGATCTAGATTGCAATCTTCCCTGGGAAGGTGATTCAGTTGCATACTGTAAACCAGATGGTGGTTGGGGTTGCGAGTTTGACGACAGTATCAATATCGAAATAGAATATAGTGATGACATCACTGAAGAAGAACAACAGGCTATTCGTGAAGCATACTACGAAGGCGGAGCTGGTTGGCTATTCGATGGTGAGCATGATTGGCAAGAAGAAGACACAAGTGTTCATGTTTACGCACCGTATCAAGTTAGTCTATGTGACGATGACGGTAACGTTATCGAAGAGGATGTTAAATTAAAAGCTCGTCCAACCGCTAGTAATGGCTGGCCGTTTAATACGGACAATTAAGATATTGACTCTCACTATAAACTCTGCTATAATTAATTTATGAAACGCGATTACACAACTGGCAATGCTGACGATATTCAATTCTTTACAGGAATTGAAGTTGAGCATACGCCTGCTTTTGGATTACAAACATTGTTTGTAACTAACGTGCATCCTGTGGAAGAAATCCAAGACTGGTTAGATGATTTTAACAGTTATGAAGATACAACTAAACATATTAAGCATATCTTCTTTGGTGCCAATCATAGTTTCCATCCTGCTAATAATTTGGAATGGCAACGTTGGGAATCTATGATGGAATATTTCTTAAAGAAAGATTATCTGTGCAGCCTTGATATTCCAATTTCACATGCAGAAGATTTTCTTGAGAACGGTTTAAACGAATCTAACAACTTTATTCCGCAAATTCGAGTTCCGTTGCCCTATGTTACCTTGTGGAATTATAACACAATGATTAAAATTGATGACAAAGATTTTAAGGCAACTAATCCAGGTGTATGGAGTCACAGTCTGCATTCATTAATGGATCGTAGTAAGTTTACAGACTGGAATCAATATAAAAACGATAAGGTATTAAAATGAATAAAACTTATATTCGAGTACGTACAGAGTTTGAAGGTTTTCATTTCTATCCAGGTGCAGGTAAAATTAATCCTAAAATTGCTTTCTTAGAACAAGAACATCGTCATATGTTCAAAGTAGAAGTAAAGATTTCAGTCGACCATCTTGACCGAGAATTAGAATTTTTCCTAGTCAAATGGGCATTACAAGATTTCATCAAGTCGGGCAATCAAAATCATAAGAGCTGCGAAATGATGGCAACAGATATTCTGCAACAGCATTTAATTCCCAACTACGGAGGCCAGCGATACTATGAGATCACGGTTTCCGAGGATGGAGAATCGGATGGTATTGTAGAGTATATCCCAACTTTTTCAACAACTTCCAATTAAGGAAAAACAAAATGGCAAATCTTTCTGCCCATGTTCAAAAAACTTTACGTATGAAACCCGAAGTTACTCGGATCTTCGACGATCTCGATAACTGGTTGGACTACTGCCGGTTCAATATGATTGCATTTAATCCCAGTGATTTGTATCGCAGTCAAGAGTATCGCAACTTCCAACGCGGACAGGAATATTTGGAACGCAAGGCACGTCGCGAAAATCGAGCACCACGTCAGGACTACTAAAATGGCGAACGTTTTCCTAGTCGATCTGGAAAGCGTAGAAACTAGGTACACGGGACAATGGAAGTCTCATGTACCTAATCTACTTAAAAAGGCAGGACATAATGTTCAAGTTATATGTGGCCCTGAAGATATTCCTAATGCCACTACTCCTGGTGCTTTTCTTAATTTTGGCGGCACCAATATATATAAGTCTCGTCAAGTTGAAACCATGGGTAGGCTATTTTGTAACGGAGACGTTTGCCCCGGCGATCACTTTATTTTTACTGATGCTTGGCACCCAGGTATCATTAACCTAAAGTACATGAGTGAGTTACTAGGCATTCCAGTAACTACACACGGACTCTGGCATGCTGGCAGTTATGATCCCCAAGATTTTCTTGGACGTTTAGTTGGAGATAAGCCTTGGGTAAGGAATGCCGAAAAGAGTTTTTATCATGCATTTGATCATAACTACTTTGCTACACAGTTTCATATCGATATGTTTTGCGAAAACTTGTTAGGACGTAAATCAGATACAGCTACATATTTTGCCAAAGATAAAATTGTACGCACAGGTTGGCCAATGGAGTATATGGATCATACATTGGACTTGTATAAGAACATGCCCAAACGTGATCTTATCTTGTTTCCACATCGTATTGCTCCAGAAAAGCAGGTTGAAATTTTCCGCAATCTAAAAGAATTTCTACCGCAATATGAATTTGTTGTGTGTCAGGATCAACAACTGACTAAAAATGAATATCATAATTTGTTAGGCGAAGCTAAATTAGTGTTCAGTGCCAATCTGCAAGAGACATTAGGCATCAGCTGTTATGAAGGTACTATTGTAGATGCTATTCCAATGGTTCCAGATCGTTTAAGTTATAGCGAAATGTATTATGATACATTCAAGTACCCGAGTGAATGGACTGAAAATTATGAGGCATACGAGGCATGCCGTCCTGCACTATGCTACAAGATTATTCAATACATGGTCAATTATGATCAGTTTAAGTATCAAGTACACAAGCAGGCAACAGACTTAACAGAAAACTTCTTTAGCGCAACTAAATTATTGGAGATGATCAAATGAAATGGTTATTAAACTTTTTAGAACGTGTTGGTCGTAAACGTATTGTAATGGATAGACAAGCAAATGAACCTTATCTCGAACGCTACTATATTTTTCTTAAGGATCGAAAGCATTTCCCCTTTAATGTGTTCATTCACAAGTTTCTTAAGTCAGACCCCGATGATGTGCATGATCATCCATGGCCTTATGCTACGCTTATCTTAAAAGGCGGCTACTACGAATGGATCCCGTTGTTTGATGGAAAAGGAAAGAAGATTGCAGAAACTTGCACATGGCGTGGTCCTGGACATTTTCGCACTTCTAGTGCCAATAGCTATCATCGTATTGAACTTGATCCTAGTGTAGAGTGTTGGACAATGTTTATGCCCGGACCACAAAAGAGAGAATGGGGTTTCCTTGTCAACAACAAATGGATTCACAACGATGTTTATCTAACACAGCGAGCAACGCATGAATGATAAGATCAAAGAAGCGATGGGAATCCTACAAGAAGAATGTGCCGAAGTTATTGTAGAGGTTAGTAAGTGTAATAGATTTGGTATTGATTCATTACATTACAAAACAGGCCTGGCACATAACAAGATGCTAGAAATGGAAATCGGTGATGTTCTTGCAATGGTTGATATTTTAATCGAGCAAGGTGTATTAGATACACAATCATTAGAACACGCTAAATCTGCAAAAAAAGAAAAACTAAAAGTTTGGTCTACAATTTATTCATAATAATTTATTGACAGGCCTAAATAAACTCTAAATGTGGTGGCTTTTAAACCTTAACACATAAATAAGTGCGGAGGGTTTAAGATGAACTACTTAATGATTAAAAAATGTATGAACACTGGACTCAAATATCTATGTAAGACGAGCGGAAAGAAAAATCCGTATCTATATACAGGTTCCGGAGTTAGGTGGTTAAATCACATTAAGAAACATAAGTCGCATATCATAACTTGTATAATAGGTGAATATGCTACTAAAGAAGAATTACAAAAAGCAGGATTATATTATTCCAAATTATACAATGTAGTAGATGATTATACCTGGGCAAATCTAACAGAAGAAAAAGGCGACGGGGGATTGATTGGCACAGGGCAATTAGGAAAGACTTGGAAAATAAAAGATACATCTAAAATGCAAAATACAAAAACAAAAACAGATGCCTGGTATAAAGCAAGAGAGAAAATTTCTGGAAAATATAACTATCAGTTTAAAGGACAAATAAAGACTCCCTGGGGCACCTTCGATACAGGATTAGATGCCATTGCAGAAGGTAAACGATTGCGAGATTTAGGAAATATAGAAGTAATAACGGACGGCAATACTCTTCGAAAGTATTTACAATCGTTAGATAATGTGTTAAACTTACAAGGTAGGCGAACTCCTAAAAACTGGAGAGGTAAGACGCCAAGAGAATTAGGTTTTGAAATAATAAAGGATACAAATGTCAAAGATTAAGATAGCGGAACTTTTCTACTCTATACAGGGAGAGGGCAGATATATGGGAGTACCCAGCGTGTTCCTTAGAACCTTTGGCTGCAATTTTTCTTGTAGGGGATTTGGTATGCCGCGTGGCGAACTAAGTGAAGAAGCAAATAATATAGATCCAACAAAATATACCGATTATAAAATGTTGCCACTAGTTAGCACAGGCTGTGACAGCTATGCCAGCTGGGATCCACGCTTTAAAGATCTTAGTCCTTTACTTACAACAGAAGCAATTGTAAACAGAATTACAGAGATACTGCCGTTTAAAGAATGGCAAGATGAGCATCTAGTTATTACAGGTGGAGAGCCTTTGCTAGGCTGGCAACGTGCATATCCATCATTATTAGATCAACCTTGCATGAAGAACTTGAAAGAAATTACTTTCGAGACCAACGGCACAATGAGACTGACCAAAGACTTTAGACAATATCTGCTTAACTGGACATTGGGCAATAAGTCAAGAGGCAAGGATGCACTTACATTCTCTATCAGTGCTAAACTTCCATCAAGTGGTGAGCCTTGGGAAGATGCTATCAAGCCAGAAGTGGTACTAGCATATGAGGATGTCGGACACGCATATCTAAAGTTTGTTGTGGCAACTGAACAAGATATCGAGGATGCATTGAAGGCAACACAACAATATCGTGATGCTGGATTCAAAGGTAATGTCTACTTAATGCCAGTCGGCGGCGTCGAAAGTGTATACAGCCTAAATAACAAAGTAGTAGCACTGGCCGCAATGAAACATGGTCTCCGTTATAGTGATCGTTTGCAGGTGCCGTTGTTTAAGAATGAGTGGGGAACTTAATGAAAAACTTTTTTAAAAAGATAACTGGACTAGCTGCTATTGAAGAAGCCAAAGTTAAAGCCGTTGCAGAAGCAGAGAAAATTAAATTAGATGCTGAAGAAGCTGCCGTCAAAGCAATAAAGGCAGCCGAGCAAGCAAAAGAAGAAGCTCGCATTGCTGCTCTATCTCCAAAAGAATTAGCAACTGAAAAGAAAGAGCCATACATTATGGTTCTTAACACACATGTCAATATGGATAATGTGCGTAATGGATTCTTTGAGCTTGACTGGAATGAGTACTTTGTGTTACAGTTAAAGAGTGCTGGATACACAGGCGAATCAGATGAAGCTGTTGTAGATCAATGGTTTAGTGAACTTTGTCGAAATGTTGGTGCTGAAGAAGGCGTCAATATGGATCGTAGAGGTAGTGGATTTATCAGTGTAAACAATTTAGGTAATGGAAAGTCAGAGGTTTCTTAATGTCAAAGACATATATTCTCGTAGATACTGCAAATACTTTCTTTCGGGCACGTCACGTTATTCGTGGCAGCTTGGAAGATAAGGTTGGTATGAGCCTACAAACAGTGTTTATGAGTGTGCGTAAGGCATGGCGTGACTTCAAAGGCGATCACGTTATCTTCTTCTTAGAGGGGCGTAGCTGGCGCAAAGATTACTATGCTCCCTACAAGCGCCAACGTACAGAAGCTCGTGCGGCACAGAGTCCACGCGAAGCAGAAGAAGATCGTGTATTCTGGGAAACGTTTGATCAGTTTAAAGAATTTATTACTGATAAAACTAACAGCACAGTTCTACAACATCCAAAGTTAGAAGCTGATGATTTGATTGCTGGATGGATACAGAGTCATCCAGAAGACACCCACGTGATCATTTCGACAGATGGCGACTTTGCACAATTGATTGCACCCAACGTGAAACAATACAATGGTGTAATGCAGATTACAACAACACATCAGGGATACTTTGATGAAAAAGGTAAGTATGTCGTTGATAAGAAAACTGGATTGCCAAAAGGGCCGCCGGAGCCAGAATGGTTACTATTTGAAAAGTGTATGCGCGGTGATACATCAGACAATATCTTTAGTGCATATCCCGGTGTGCGTGAAAAAGGTACAAAGAATAAGGTAGGGTTGCGTGACGCATTTGCAGATCGAGATTCCAAAGGCTATTCTTGGAACAATATGATGCTTCAACGTTGGACAGACCACGAAGGTGTCGAACATCGTGTGCTAGATGATTACAATCGCAATGTTCAATTGTGTGATCTAACTGCACAGCCCGAAGACATTAAGGCACTAATGAAAGAAACAATCGAAAGTGCAACTACAGCTGATAAGAATATTTCACAAGTCGGCATCCGTTTGTTAAAACTTTGTTCAGAATTTGATCTAGTAAAGATTAGCGAACAGATTCAGAGCTATGCAGAACCGCTTAACGCAAGGTATACAAAATGATCTCAACAGCTAAAGTATTGATTCCAAATAAAGAATGGTTAGTCCGTGACGAAAGTCGTAAAATTGGCAGTATTGCCAAAGGTAAAAAAGGCTACAGCTTCTTGCATAAAGGTCATCAAATAGATTTTAAAAATCTAGCAGATATTAAAGCCCAATTTGGTATTGCAATATTTGAAGAAGGTATTAAGAAGGTTAAGAAAGATACAGCAGAAAATAAGAACTACTACATTTACGATTTTCCGTGTAGCAGTAAACCTTATGAATCTGTTTACAGTGTCAAAAAGAAACTGCCTTTGTATGCTAAAAGTGCCAAGAGCAAAAGCCAATATTGTGCAGGGCATTACATTATTCAATTCCGCAAAGGTTGGGTAAAGAGTTTTTGTCCAAAATTGATTACATTAGAACGCTATCCCTATCAAGGTCCGTTTAAAACAGAAGCAGAAATGAAAACTGCATTAAATAATGTAAACAAAGTATGAAACAACTTAACACATTACCAATTGAAGATTTTTTAGACAAGACTCGTGTAGCAATTAAGTCAAATCAAAAGAATCTTACACTAACTATTAAAGAAGCTACTGATCTTCAAAATAGTTTGAGTGTAGTTATGACTAGATTGGCAGGAGAGCTAGATCAAATGGCTGCAACTGCACAATCAAACAGTGTAGAAATTAAAATGGACGGTGGCAAATTCTAACTAAACCTGCTAAATATATACGCACTTTTCGGAGAGATGTATATATGAGTAGGCCAAAACCCAAAGTCTTATTAGAAGTAACTAGTAAAAAGACTTATAAAACAGAACAAGTTCTAGAAGCTGATGCTATCTGGGCCGTGTTCTATCAGGATAAACCTATCAATCTGAAAACAAGTAGTCTTGTAGCACAGCAACTAGGTCCAAAATATAAGAAAGTTAGTTTCTCAAATAGCGGACATGCAATTAATCTTGCCGAAAAGCTCAATAAGCAATTCAATACTACAGAATTTGCTGTTTTTAAATTGGTAACTGGAGATAAGTTAACCAATGAATCAAAAGACTGACATAACCAAATACGTAGCAGAACAATCTAATCTTCCTACTGACGACAAATCCATTAGGAAACTTATTTCTCAATGGTGGATCAATCCTCGCCAAAAAGCCAAAGGCGGGTTAAGATTATCCGATGATGGGTTTGCCAGATTGACTACACAATTCAAATCATATAAAGTTAAGTTTGATGAGCCTGTGGACTATACAAATCAACTGATTATTCGGTTGGATAACTTTATAGATTGCCCTTGGTATCTTACCAAAAAAGAAATTTATGTTTTTAATGACAAAATGGCTGTGCAATTAGTGTTGTTTTCTGGCAACATTGCAAAATTTAGCACCGCAAAAGCAAAAAGTCTCAAATCCGCTTGACATAGACACTGTTTCCGTGTATAATTAATACATACTGAAGCACAAGGCAGTCAGTATTTAAATTAACCCAAACACTGAAAGTTTAAAATGGCAGAGCAAATTAGTTCAAACCGCACAGTTACTCCTAACGAAGCCAAGCGCTCAATTCGTAAGTGTGTCAAAATCCAGCGTCCTGTATTCATGTGGGGCCCTCCAGGTATTGGCAAATCCGATATCGTTAAACAAATCGGCGATGAGCAAGGTCGCGAAGTCATCGACGTTCGTTTGTCATTGTGGGAACCTACGGACATTAAAGGTATTCCATATTACAATAGCACTGAAAACACAATGACTTGGGCTCCTCCTGCAGAATTGCCCACAGATCCAGAGTCTACTGCTATCTTGTTCTTAGACGAATTGAACTCTGCGGCTCCTGCAACACAGGCAGCGGCTTTCCAATTGGTATTGAACCGTAAAGTTGGCACATACTCTTTGCCAAAAGGTGTTAGCATTGTTGCCGCAGGTAACCGTGAAACTGACAAGGGTGTTACTTATCGTATGCCTGCTCCGTTGGCTAACCGTTTCGTTCACTTGGAATTGAAAACAGACTACGAAGATTGGTTGCAGTGGGCCACTAACAATCGCGTTCACGAACAGGTTGTAGGCTATGTTGGCTTTGCCAAACAAGACTTGTATGACTTTGATCCAAAGTCTAGCTCACGTGCATTCGCTACTCCACGTAGCTGGTCCTTTGTTAGCGAATTGTTGACAGACGACGACTTGGATGAAGGCACATTGACTGATTTGGTTGCAGGTGCAGTCGGTGAAGGGCTGGCATGTAAGTTCATGGCACACCGCAAAGTGGCAAAACAGATGCCTAAACCCGAAGACATCTTGTCCGGCAAGGTTAAGAAGTCCGACATCAAAGAGATCTCTGCAATGTATTCTTTGACTGTGTCACTATGTTACGAACTCCAAAGTGCCGATCAGAAGAAGATCAAAGGTTGGGATGCTATGGCTGACAACTTCTTTGGCTTTATGATGGATAATTTCCCAACTGAATTGGTTGTTATGGGTGCAAAGGTTGCATTGACTAACTATCAACTGCCATTCGATGCTAGTAAGATGCAGAACTTTGATCGGTTCCATGCAAAATACGGCAAGTATATCATCCAGGCAATGGAATAAAACTGGCCCGCAAGGGCCTTTTTTACTTGCATTTTTTCTAATTTGAATGTATAATTGTATATATACACTAGTAAAGGACTGATATGACAAGCGTAATGAAAACCGAAAAAGTTAAAAAGCCAGTGGCTACTAAAGAGTATACACAGGCAGAAAAGAATAAAATTGTTGAGAAGCTGGTTACGGCCCGTATTGGTTTGCTGTTGCGTCATCCATTCTTTGGCAATTTGGCAACACGTATGAAGCTGATTGATGCATCTGACTGGTGTGCTACACTGGCAACAGATGGTCGTAACTTCTATTACAATAACGACTTCGTCAACAAACTCAAACCCAAAGAGGCAGAGTTTGGATTTGCACACGAAGTTCTCCACAATGTGTTTGATCACATGGGTCGTCGTGATCACCGTGATCCCCAACTGTCAAACATTGCCGCCGACTATGCCGCTAATCAAATTCTTAAAGATGAGCGCATTGGTGAAGTGCCTACATTCATTAAGATTTTCCAAGATAACAAATATCGTGGCATGAGTTATGAACAGATCTATGATGACCTTTACGAAAAAGCCAAAAAAATTGACATCGGTTCTTTAGGCGAGCTGTTGGACGAGCATTTGGACGGTGAGGACGAAAGTGACGGTGATGGTGAGGACGGTGATCAAGAAGGTAAGGGCAAGCGTCCAAAGTTGACTGCTGAAGAAAAGAAAGCCATCCGCGATGAGATCAAGGAAGCTATGGTAGCGGCTGCACAGGCAGCAGGTGCTGGCAAAGTGCCTGCAGGTATCCAGCGTATGATTAGTTCGTTCACTGAGCCTAAAATGGACTGGCGTCAGATGTTGCGTATGAATATCCAAAGTATTCTTAAGAGCAACTTTAGCTTCAGCCGCCCTAATCGCATGTCACAACACTGCGGCGCTATCTTGCCAGGCATGATGAACGAAGAAACTATCGATGTATCTGTAGCAATTGACATGTCTGGTAGTATTAGCGACAAAATGGCCATGGACTTCTTGAGTGAAGTCAAAGGCATTATGGACGAATATCAAGACTTTAAATTGGACCTGTGGACATTTGATACTCAGGTATACGGCTATCAACGTTTTACAGGTGATACTGCCGATGAAATCTTGTCTTACAAGTGCCAAGGTGGCGGCGGTACTGACTTTGATGTTAACTACGAGTTCATGAAAGAAGAAGGCATTGAGCCCAAGCGTTTCATTATGTTTACAGATGGCTACCCTTGCGGCAGTTGGGGTGATGAGAACTATTGCGAAAGCCTGTTTATTATCCACGGTAATGACAGCATCGTTTCTCCATTCGGCCAGACTGCGCATTATAAATAAGTAGGTAGTTAATGCCATTAAGCAGAGGTGAGATTAACCCATTAGGTGTTCTGAAGTTAAGGAAACTATCCTTTATTCCAGAACACTTTGGTAAAATATCAGTGGATCAATACGTTGATATCAAACTTATTGACCACTGGATTAGCTACAACTTAAATAGTAGGTATGCAATAAAGAAGAAGATAACATTAGACCCTAATAAAAAAATGGTCGACGTTATTGAAATAGGTATAGAGGATCCCCGGGAGATTACTATGCTGACTTTAGGATGTCCCCACTTACATAAAACATTAAAGGATAAATTTTAAAATGGAAAACCAAGAACAAGCCCAAATGCCAACTGAAGAAGGTGTAGCACCACAAGCACCTCAACCAGAGTTGAGCATCACCGACCTTCAAAATCTACGCGGCATTATCAATGTAGCAGTTAAGCGTGGCGCATTTGAGGCCGCAGAACTAACTCCAGTTGGTGCTGTATATGATCGATTGAACGCATTTTTAAATGCAGTAGCACCTGCACCGCAAGCACCAGAACAGGCTCCAGCAGCCTAATAGGAGAATCACATGAAACATGTGGGAAAAATGAAAAACAATGGAGCCAAGGTAGTTGTCGCATATCGCACACTACCCGGAGATCCATATAGTGCTCTAGTAGTAGGCACTAACAATCTAGGCGACACTTATCACGATTCATTGATGAGCACTGTTCAAGACAATAGCTCGCAACAGGCAAACGAACTTGCAGACATTTTAGCTGTTCGTCGTTTCCCTGATGGTAGCAATATGTTGGAATGGTTGCACAGACGTGGCAATCTTAAGAAAGTTCCCACTGATGGTGTGTTGATGACTCCTACTCCGCAGACAAGCATTTCGTTAGATGAACTCAATGTTTTGATTGCAGAACAAAAGGGTATTACTCTAGATGAGCTAGCTGTTACTGATGGCAATACTCCTAATCCAAAGAGTAAAAAATCCGATCCAACTAAAACTACCAGTGCCAGCGTAAATGGCGAAGATGAGATTGTTGTAGTCGAAACTCCTGAAGAAGATATGACTCCTGCCCAACTACGTAGCAAAGCTGATGCATTGTTCAAGCAGGCTCAGGTACTACGAAAGCAGGCGGATGCAATTGATCCTCCGAAGAGCAAGAAAAAAGCATCTGTAGAAGTTGAATGAGTCAATCTGAAGTAGTATACCTAAACGCACTGCGAGACATTTTAGATCACGGTGAGGATCGTCCTGATAGAACAGGAACTGGTACTCGCAGTATCTTTGGTCTCCAGATGCGTTTTGATTTGACAGAAGGCTTCCCTGCTATTACTACAAAGAAGTTAGCATGGAAGGCATGTGTTAGCGAACTGTTATGGTTTATCGAAGGTAGTGGTGACGAATATCGTTTGAGAGAAATCCTGCACGGTGATCGTTATACTGACAAGAAAACCATTTGGACTGATAACGCACAATCTGACTATTGGGTCAAACAACGTCTCCAACGTCATCCAGGTGACCTAGGTCGTGTCTATGGTGTTCAATGGCGTAGATGGCGAAAGCCTTTGATCCGTGTTAACAAGGTTGTGTTGCAAAATCACGATCAGCTAATCGAATTGATCAACGGCATTAAGGACGATCCTTACAGTCGTAGGCACATTATCAGTGCATGGAATCCGGGAGAACTGGACCTAATGGCACTTCCGCCTTGTCACATGATGGCACAGTTCTATGTCAGCAATGGCAAGTTGAGTTGCCAGATGTATCAACGTAGTGCTGACATGTTCTTGGGAATGCCCTTTAACATTGCATCATACGCATTGTTCACACATATGATTGCACAGGTATGTAATTTAGAAGTAGGTGATTTAATTATCAGTGTAGGCGATGCTCATATATATGACAATCACTTTGATCAGGTCAAGGAACAATTGGCTCGTAAGCCATTTGCTTTACCAACATTAAAATTGAATCCAGATATTTCTGTTATTACAGAATTTGATATGAATGATATTGAATTAGTAGGTTATGAAAGCCACGAAGCCATAAAGGCTCCAATGGCTGTTTAAACTACCAATACTTCAATAACACCGACAGGCCCTTGGAAATCTTCAAGGGCTTTTCCTATTACAGCGTTTGAACTGTCTGTAGGAAGTTTGGCACATGCGTGGCCTAAACGAGCACTAGTTACTAGAAGATCACCCTTCTTAATACTGCCTATAATTTTGCACGGAACACGACCTTTTAGTGCAATATAGGGGTGAGTTTCGTCGGTTCCAGCGTCGGAATTCATCATATAGGCTGGATTTTTACTCACTATGCCTGCAACTGCGGTACTGGCACGTTCTTCAGATGCTGTCACTTCTTTGGCTCCGCCAATTACAACTACAGTACCAACTTCATATGGCATGTCGGCAGCGTAGCGTTCTGCCAAATCAGCATAACGTGCCTGAGATGCAATAGTGTTTAGAACACCGGTACTAGGAACAAATTTAATGCCATCATTTTTATATATAGTACCATTATTAGAAATAAATGGAACATTGTAGGAAGTTCCATCAGTAGCAATCTGTGCAGTAATACCGGTAGTTTTATCAGCGGTCTTTGCACTAATTGCAACTAATGCCTCAGCAGCAGTTCCCCAGAAATAGTATCCAGCATCCTTAGATGATCCTGTATCTTTATCCGCGCCTGCTAATGTTATACCTTTTCTGATAATATTAAAGTGAGCATGTAAATCTGATGTAACCGTAGGAACAAAATCAGTTCCAACATAACTCGAAATGGTAGCAACAGGGTTAATGCCAATTTTAGCTTTAAGTATTGTGTAGCTGTTTGTTAAATCTTTAGGTTCATTAACTCCAGTCCAAGATGCATTAACAGCAGCCGAAGTAGATGGTCCAATCAGTACAAAGCTGCTACCATCAAATGCACTTAGCTGAGAATTAGTCGAATCCCACCATAAGTCACCTCGAACAAAATTATTTACGGATTCTCGGGTTGCAGACGTTGATATCCTTAAGCTGGCAATTCCTTTAAAAGATTTACCATCATACGAAACCTGTAATTGTCGAGTTGTATTATTAAACCAAAGCTGACCTTGCAACGGTTTAGAAGGGGGGTTTTCTGAAGTGTTTGAAAAATTTTCTAAAAGTTTTACAAAATTTTCATTAACTATCTCTCCATATCCGGAATAGTTCCTACCAACAAATGTTAAGTTAGTAGTAAGGTCAGTGGAAGCATCGTTAACTGTAGTAAGAACGCTTCCGTTGGTTTTATTTAAAATATATGGCATAGTTTAATCTTTAATTTTAGTATAATGCATTCCATGTAGATCCGTTATAGAATACCGGGTATGCATTTCCAGAACCTTTACTTGCAGGATCCCAAGTAACTCTATCAGCTACTGCAAACATTCCTACAGAAGGATTTGTTGGAGCAGCAGTTGATACAGTTAAAGATAACACTTTACCCATAAATGTGTTGCCGCTGACGCCAAGACCCCCGACTACTACCAATGAACCTGTATCAGTAGTTGTTGATGCAATTCCGGAGGCTGCATATATAATTCCTTCAGAAGAAATAGATACATATTGTACACCGTAGTTTTCCCATCCATTAGCATTTATAGTAGCACTTGTAATAAATCTAATTCCACCAGTAGAGTATATAGTACTATCTACAGTACCATACCCAAAATTTCCAATTCCAATACCGTGTGCTAAATTATCAGTCGATGCTTGAAAAAATTGTCGGCCGCTTGCTCGGTTATTATAAACACCTTGATTAGTAAATGTAATATTGTTTAATGTTACTATAGAGGATGTAGAAGTACTTGCTGTTAATATGTT